AAAAGGGCGGCCGTCAAAAGTCGCCCTTTTTTTTAGCATAAATAATATCACACTATGAAAAAAATACTCATTCAATATCTTTACATATTTGTAATTGCAGCTGTAATACTGTTTTTCTTTACTTGGGCAAGTGCCTGTGAAGTAGAAGAAGTAGATACAAAAGACTTACCTGTATGCGAAGAATATCAAATATCAACTGAAGAAAAACCTTGTAGAAAAGACAATATAGATATTAATACATTATCTGATGCTTTAAACAAACTAGGTGCGTCAGGAACGATTCCAAAGTAACATAAATATACATATGACTACTACAAACTCATATAATAGACAGCCTACAAAATTAGATTATGCTAGTCCTACACAGTTTAAGTTTGGTATTATTAAACTACCAAAAGTAGAATATTTTTGTACGGCCGCAAATATACCTGGTATTACATTAGGTACTGCTAATCAACCTACACCACTTAAAGATATTCCTATTCCTGGTGATAAACTAGATTATGATACATTAAACATTTCTTTTTTAGTAGATGAAAATTTAGAAAACTATAGAGAGATACATGGTTGGATGACAGGTCTTGGATTTCCAAAAGACACATCACAGTTTCGTGCTTTGCAGGGTGCCAGTGCTGACAGATATCCAACAACTACAGATACAGGTTTGAATAGAGAGTTAGGAACAGTGGATAAAGTTGTACAAGATGATGGTGGTTTATATTCAGATGCTACACTATTTGTATTGACAAGTAAAAACAATGCCAATATAGAAATACGATTTAGAGATATATATCCAATATCACTTTCTGGATTAGACTATAATCAACAGGCCACAGACGTTGATTATTTGACTGCTAGTGTTACATTTCAATATAAAATATATGAATTTGCAAATATATCATCAAGCACTACTGTGGAAACTACTAGTTAATTGTAAACTAAATAGTTTAAATTTATATTATTAATATATTATGACAGAAATAAAACCGTTAAAATCTTTAAATATAATCGCTGCTAATCGTCAGCACCATGCTACAACAACAGTATTGAAAAACGGAAAAGTTTTATTTTCTATAGAAGAAGAAAGACTTAATCGTTTTAAATACGAAGGTACACCATTTTTAGGAATTTTAAAAACACCTGAATATATTGACTCTGTTGATATGATAGGATTGTCAGGTTATCTTCCATTGAATAAAGTAGAATACAATACACTAGGATTTACTCATAATTTATATTCTTTATTAGTTTCAAGGACATTTCTTAAAAATAAAGATTTTGCATTTTTCGATTTTCATAATGAGCACCATCTAACTCATGCAGCTGGTGCCTTTTTTAACTCTGGCTTTGATAAAGCATTATCAATAGTGCTGGATGGTGCAGGTTCTCGTATAGGTGAACGAAGACACCTGGAAGAAACATATTCATCATTTCTTTTTGAATATCCGTGTAAATATGAGGTTATAGAAAAAACATTTTTTAATAATGAGTTGAAACAATCTAAAGATAATCTAAAAAGTTTAGGTAGATTTTATTCAGTTTTAACTTTACATTTTGGCTTTAATAGTGAGTATGATTGTGGTAAAGTTATGGGAATATCATCATATGGTAAAAAAATATTAGATATTGATTGGTTGAATTTTTTTGATAAAACAGGTATGAATGTGAATAAAAACCATGAGTTATATGAAAAAACTAAAAAACTAAAAGATTTTCAATTATGTGCTGACTTAGCATACACATTACAGGATTATGTACAAACAAAATGTTTAAATATAATAAAAGAATTAATAAAAAAAACTAATTGTAAAAATATTTGTTTATCTGGTGGTTATATACTAAACTGTGTTTCAAACTATTTTGTAAGAAAGAATTTACCAGAAGATGTTAAGATATACGTTGAACCTATATCGCATGACGGAGGAACATCTATAGGGGCGGCCAAACTTATACATCATTTACAAACAGGAGATACATCAAAAAATCCACAAACTACAACTTACTATGGATGCACATATAATAAGAATGATGTAAAGCAAAAAATAATAAATGAAAATACAAAAACAGTAACTAAAAAAGATGTTGCTAGTTTATTAGCAGACAATAAAATAGTTGCAATATATCAAGGTAGGTCAGAGCAAGGTCCCAGAGCATTAGGTAATAGAAGTATATTATTTAATCCTAAAAATTCTAAAGGTAAGAATATAGTAAATACTGTAAAAAAAAGAGAAAGCTTTAGACCCTTTGCAGGTACTGTATTATATGAAAAATCAAAAGAATATTTTGATATGTCAGTCCTTGACGAATCACCCTTTATGTGTTATGCTGTAGATGTAAATAAAAATAAAGTAAAAGAGATACCAGCTATTGTTCATGTGGACAACACTTGCAGAATACAAACTTTAAAAAGAGATTTTAATATTCATTTTTATGATTTAATAAAAGAATTTGATAAATTAACAAATACACCCATTTTATTAAATACATCATTTAATTTAGCAGGTGAACCTATGGTAGAAACGATTGAAGATGCTCTAAAAACTTTACATAATTCAGACATAGACTATCTATATTTACCTGAACTAAATACTTTAATACAATAGGAGACAATATTATGACATTTGATGAACTACAAATTATGGCAGAAAAAGATTTAAAACTAAATGATACCGAACTCGATTTAGAATCATTAAAAACACCACAACTACATAACAAGTATTGTAAATTTCACAATCAATATGTTAATTTATTAAAAAAATCTGAACAAGATTTAGCAAGATTAACAAGAGAAAAATGGGAATACTATACTGGTAAAGCAGATTCTAGTGTCTACCAAGAAAATCCTTTTAATATAAAATTATTAAAACAAGATGTGGATAAATATCTAAAGTCAGATGATGACTTAATTAAACTAGAGCAGAAGGTAGCGTATGTACAAAGTGTTGTTGATTATTTAGATAAAACAATTCGTATAATAACTAATCGTACTTTTCAAATTAAAAACGCTATAGAGTGGAAAAAGTTTACAAGTGGAATAATATAAAATGCAACTATCAAAAGCTTTTGTTACATATAAAGGTGCTTTGCCAGAAGATTTTTGTAATAAAGTAATTACTTTAGGTTTGTCAAAAATGACCTACGTTAAAGAGCGAGGTGGTACTACTGTTGCAGCCACAGCTGACAATAAAGAAAAATTAAATGACAAAGATACTAGATTAGCTTCAAAAGGATTAACTGTATCTACTTTAAAGAAACAAGGTATAGATCCTGACAACACATACGTTAGAGATAGTGATGTATCTTGGATAAACGAAAGATGGGTTTACGATAAGATACAACCTTTTTTATTGGATGCAAATAAGCGAGCAGGGTGGAATTGGGATGTGGATTATTCTGAAACAATGCAGTTTACAGTATATAACGGAAGTAAAACTAAACAACAATTCTATGGATGGCATTCTGATGGACATTCTGATAGTTTAAATGCCTATAAAGGTGCCGTACAATATGACAGTAAAAATAACAAATATAAACCTATAAAATGTGATGATAAAGGAAATTATTTAAAAGATGAAAATGGTTATTATGTTCCTGATATGGAAAAAGATGATATTCGACAAAGTTTAAATGGTGCATTAAAAGACCATTATATACAAGATTCTAATTATTGGGGTAAAGTTAGAAAAATAAGTATGACTATAAATTTAACTGACGGAAACAATTACAAGGGTGGAAATTTAAAGTTTGATTATGGACCACATGCTAAAAGAAGATATAAACTTTGTAGTGACGCTAGAAAAAAAGGAAGTGTAATAGTTTTTCCATCTTTCACACAACATTGTGTAACACCTGTAACACATGGAACCAGATATTCACTAGTTGTTTGGAGTTTAGGAAACCCATTTAAATAATATGAAACCTGATTATAAAAAATTGTCTGATTATTTTACAAAACACAAATATGTTGTAGTAAAAAACTTTTTATCAAAAAAAGAAATTGAACTATTGTACCATTACTGTAATAGTAAAGTTAGAAGAAAAACATACCTTGACAAGTATGTTGAATACGAAAAAGAAGGATTGAAAGGTTTTGTAGATACTTTAGAAGGAACATTTACAGACCGTCAAGCCGTAGGTGCTTACTCATGCTACGGAGATGCTATGATGGACACATTATTGGAAAAAAGTTTAGAAAAAATGTGTATGATAACAGGGTTAGATTTAGTTCCTAACTATTCATACTGGAGAATGTATAAGCATAAAAATGATTTAAAAAGACACAAAGATAGGGCAAGTTGTGAAATATCAACTACTTTAACTTTAGGATATGAACACAATCTACCTAAAAAATATTGTTGGCCCATATATGTAGAACCTGACACATCAAAGGGTGGTGTTGATAAAGAAACTGGTAAGTATAAATCTGATATGACAAAGGGTGTTAAGTGTGAACTTGAACCTGGTGATATGTTGGTATATAGAGGGTGTGTTTTAGAACACTGGAGAGAACAATTTATTGGAGAACAACACGCTCAAGTATTTCTACATTATAACGATAAAAATGGACCGATAGGTGAAAGTTTAACAAACGACACAAGACCTGCGTTAGGACTTCCTGGTGGGTTTAGACAACCTAACAGGGCAAAGGAAGTTGAAGAAAAGTTATCTAAATTTATCAAGTATTCATACGAATAAACAAAATAAAATATTTCTTAATTATGATTACCGTTGAAAAAGTTAATGATGTTTATATTAAAATAGCTGCTGAGGCAGATATTCGTAGAGAATTATCTGATTACTTTTCGTTTGAAGTACCAGGATATAAGTTTACTCCTCAATTTAGAAATAGGGTTTGGGATGGTAAAATACGATTATATTCGTATGCCACAGGTCAAATGTATGTTGGATTGTATCCTTATCTAAAAGACTGGTGTAATAAGAAAAACATAGAAATACAAGAAATCAATGAAATTCTTACTCAAAACTCTCTCTCAGCCGCCGATATAGACGGAATGATTAAAGAGTATGAACTCTCTATTACACCGAGGGACTATCAAATTGACGCATATAAATTTGCCTTAGAATATGAAAGAGGGTTGATATTATCACCTACTGCTTCAGGTAAATCATTAATCATCTATATGTTAGTAAGACATTATTTAAATATGATAAACAATAATATTTTAATTATTGTACCTACAACATCACTTGTTGAACAGTTATACAAAGATTTCAAAGATTATGGTTATGATGTAGAAACAAATGTTAGTAGAAAATATCACGGCTATGATATTGATGAAGACAAAAGAGTAGTCATCTCAACATGGCAATCATTATATAAGATGCCTAAAAAGTTTTTTGAAGACTATGGTGCAGTTATTGGTGATGAGGCACACTTATTTAAAGCCGTATCATTAACAAAGATAATGACAAAACTTACCGATTGTAAATATCGTATTGGTTTGACAGGTACTTTAGATGATAGTAAAACACACAAGTTAGTATTAACAGGTCTATTTGGTGTAGTTAATAAAGTGGTCTCTACTAAACAACTTATAGATAAAAAACAACTAGCAAATTTAAAAGTGGTTTGTTTAAACTTAAAATATTCTGAAACTGAATCTAAAAAAGTATATGGTGTAAAATACTTTGAAGAATTAGAATATCTTACTCAAAATACTGCTCGTAATAAATACATACGAAATCTAGCCCTAGCACTAAACGGCAATACTTTATGTTTGTTTCAGTTAGTAGAAAAACACGGTGAAATTTTATATAACTTAATTAAAGAAAAAGCAGATCCAAAACGAAAAATATTTTTTGTTTATGGTGGAACAGAAA